GGTAGTGCTGCCTGAACTGTTGGTGCTAGGTCGTGTTGGTCTATATGTTGACAAGCCACAGATTCTTTCAGACCGGCTGAGTCTTTCCGAGGCTCGTCAGTTTACTCCGTATATCTATCACTACCAGGCTGAGGACATCTTCTCCTGGCACCATAACGAGTTCAACATGTTGGATGTTGTTCTCCTGAGAGATCATGACTTCACGACCGATACCACCACAGGACTCATTGATGGTGAGGTTGAGAATTTCCGATTGCTCAGACTTGTGGAGGTCGATGGTCGTAATCAGGTGGAGCTGAGTCGCTTCGGCCTTAGCCAGCGTGGACCAGGGCTTGGTTCTGCTAATCTCGTGGTCAACAGAAGTGCGAACTCTCCCCTGACGATGCTCGAGGAGCCAATGCTCATTGACATCCCGGAGATCCCGTTCGTGCTCATGGAGCTAGACACTTCGTTGATGACGGACATCGCTGACTACCAGATCTCGCTGCTTAATCTAGCCAGTAGCGATGTGAACTACGCTCTGAAGAGTAACTTTCCCTTCTACACTGAGCAATTTAGTCCTGGTTCAGAGCTACCGAACCTTCGGCAAGCCGATGTAATCAATGGTGATGGAACGGCGCAAGAGGCAACCTCGGCTAATGCTCGCCAGCAGAAGACTGGTGTCAGCCAAGGCCGTCGCTACCCAATGGGCGTTGATCGTCCTCAATTCATTCACCCCTCGTCTGAGCCACTGATCGCGAGTATGCAGCTTCAAGAGAAGATGAAGAAAGACATCCGTGAACTTGTCAGCTTGAACCTGGCTAACACCAAGTCTCAAAGTGCCCCCGGCCTCAGTGTCGAAGGCGGGTTGGCTAACATCGGACTCGAATGTGAGTTCGGTGAGCGCAACGTCGGACGTATCTGGTCTTGGTATGAGAATGCTAAAGGCGGTGAAGTCACTGTCAAGTATCCTGACAACTATGACATGCGGACTGATGAGGACCGCCGGAAGGAAGCCTCTGAGCTTCGGGATATCCTCCCTACTGTCCCCAGTAAAACCTTCCAGAAGCAGACGACTAAAGACATTATCAGCATCATGCAAGGCCACAAGGTCTCTCTGGAAGAGCTTCAGAAGATGCACTCCGAGATTGAGAGTGCTATCGTCATCGTCACTGATCCGCTCATCATTCGCTCAGACCACGAGTCAGGTTTCGTTGGTGACAAACTTGCCAGTGAATTGCGTGGCTACCCGGAGGGTGAATCGGAGCGTGCCGCTGAGGATCATGCTAGGCGCGCAGCACGTATTGTGACTGCTCAGATGAAGGAAGCAGATATGAAGCGCGCACAGGCGCGTGGTGCTCCTGACCTCGATGCCAATACTAGTTCAGGTGTGGACGAGCGCAATGAAGCGAATGACACGACAACCCAGCTCTCCGAGACCGATCGCACAAGAGGGGAGGGGCAGTAATGCCACTAGTCGGTAGCTACATCGATCGTGTTGAAGCGCAAGCATACTTCGACGGACGACTAAACACTGATCCGTGGGACGACACCACCGACGATACAACAAAAGATAAGTCGCTTATTATGGCGACGAGAGTCGTTGATCGTCTGAACTTCTCTGGCTGTAAAGCCGTTGCAACCCAAGAACTTCAGTTCCCACGTGGAGTGGATGTTGTCATCCCCATGGATATTCAGAATGCCACGGCAGAAATTGCATTGGCATTACTCGATGGTGTCGATCCTCAGCTTGAATTCGAGAATGTTTTTATGACCTCCCAAGGCTATGGCGGTGTGCGGTCATCGTTTGATCGCTCAGTCAAGCCTGCATACCTTTTAGCAGGGGTTCCGAGCTTTACAGCTTGGACCTACCTCCAGCCATACCTTTACGATCCCCTTAACATTGAACTACATAGGACGAGTTAATGTCTGACTCATCAGCCGAGGGACCGATCGCCGTGCCTGTGAAACTCGATAAGGGAACATTGGTCCCAATCTCGATTGCCTTCAGCATTATCGTCAGTTTCCTAGCCGCGTGGGGATGGTTAAATAGCCAGTTCGCTGGACTCAAGACCTCGATTGATGCAAGCATCAAGGTAACGGATGAACGGTTCGCTACTTACGAGCGCCGCATGGAACGTGTCGAGACCAAAGCAGCGAACTCCTGGACCATAGTAGATGAAACCCTCTGGGTCAGTGAGTTCCGGCGTATGAATCCGGCGATGTCAATCCCTGAAACAAGGCGGAACTAACATGGAAGACGCTACTCTCTACACAATTGTGATCGCTGTCATCGGTGCCATCGGCTCCGCCATCAAGATCTATGTGGATTACAAGCGCAACCAGAATGCGCTCGACCGCGCCGATATGGCGGAGGTTCGTGCACACGAACTGAACCTTATCAAGACGAAGGCGGAGGCTGCACTCCGCGCGTCTGTTGTAGGGATTGAGCGTCACAAGAAAACAATGACTCCAGAAAGCCAACTGGCTCTGTCGAAATCTATTCAGGATGCTGCCATCGAGGAGAGTGCTGAGGATTTCCTCAGTGCACATGTCGACAAGATTACGAAAAAGGCCGGGACTGAGTTTTACAGCCCTGCTGAATTGAAGAAGAAACTGGACGAGGAGTCCAATACCTAACCCGCATCATGTATGATGCAACAATACCGGTGAGATACCGGGCGGAGATTGAAATGCGATTCAGTGACTATAACAGTATGCTCTATATGAATCCGGTAAGGTGTCCTGTCTTCGAAGGTGAAGACGGTGACGCTGACGGCGGGACTGATGGTGTGGTTGATGGTGACATCGTCACTGACACTGACACTGACACTTCACCTCCTGCAGCCGGAACCAAGAAGTTCTCGGACGAGCAACAGGCAGAGATCAATCGGATCCTGGCTACCGAGAAGAAGAAGCATCAGCGCACGGTTCAGAAGGCTGTGGACGAAGCGAACGCTTTGCGGTCCAAGGCCCAGCTGACTGCAACCGAGCGTCAGGAATTGGACAGTCGTCTTGAGATGATTTCCAATGAGATGCGAACGAAAGATGAGCAAGCCAAGCGTGCTGCTAAGAAGCAAAAGGAAGCTCATCAACTGGCTATTGACTCGCTGACCGCCGAGAGAGATACTTGGTCACAGCGTTACACCGAATCAACTATTGAGCGTTCTTTAACGGACGCGGCTGCTGCGAGCAATGCGTTTTCTCCCAAGCAAATTGTCGCTATTCTCGGCCGGACTACTCAACTCGTTGAGGTTTTGGATGATGAAGGTCAACCGACTGGACAACTTAGCCCGAAGGTGAAATATCAGGCTAAGGATAAGGAAGGGAAGCCGGTTACTCTTGATCTCTCCCCAGAGGATGCGGTCAAGAGGATGAAAGACGAAGACGAATACCTAAACCTCTTTCGAGGTGAGGGATCTGGTGGTGCGGGTTTGCGCTCTCAACCTGGGGGCAAGAAGCCGGACCTCAAAAACCTTGCCGCAGACCCTGTGGCCTATCGTAAGGCTCGCAAGGCAGGCGAAATCAACTTCTAATGGAGAAAACAATGCAATTCAATCTTTTGATGGCACTCATTCGGGTGCCGGTGTTCGCGAACGATCTTGAGAACGCGTTCACTCCAGAGATTTGGGCCCAGGAAGGGCTCATGCTTCTGGAGAACAACATGGTGGCGGCTAACCTCGTCCATCGTGACTTCGAGAACCAGATCGCGAACTTTGGCGATATCGTCAACACTCGTCTGCCCGCCAACTTTGTTGGTAAGCGTAAGACGGATGCTGATAGCGTCACGGTTCAAGATGCCATCGTCACGAATGTGCCGGTTCCTCTGAACCAGCATCTTCACGTTTCGTTCCTCGTCAAGGATGGCGAAGAGTCGAAGGGCTTCCAGAGCTTGCGGGATAACCTGCTCGCCCCGGCCATGCTCTCTATGGCTCAGATGGTCGACGAGGTTGTTCTGTCGCAGGCTTACCAGTTCCTTCCGAACGCGGTTGGTCAGCTGGGTGTCACGCCGACGAAGTCAACCGTCATCGACATTCGTCGTAAGATGAATGAGTTGAAGGTGCCGATGGGTGGTCGTAACCTGATTGTGACGCCTCAGACCGAGGCTGATCTTCTGGGTATCGACTCCTGGGTTACCGCCGATAAGGTTGGCGACGAGGGCACGGCTCTGCGTGAGGGTTCGCTCGGACTGAAGTATGGCATCCTTCACTGGATGAGCCAGAACACTCCGCACGTTGAGGCGGCTGGCACGGCGACTGCCGTTGACATCTTGATTGACAACGTGGGTGGCTACGCTAAGGGCGCTACGGTCCTGACTGTGGATGGTCGCATCGCTGGTGCAACGGTTGTTCCTGGGACGTTCATCACCATCGCTGGTGACGAAATTCCTCACCGTATCGTTTCGGCGGTTGGTGCTGGCACTCCGACGTCGCTCACCATCACTCCGCCCCTGGCGAGTGCTGTTCTCGACAATGCCGTCATCACTGAGTATACTCAGGGTGCGGTGAACTTCGTGGCTGGCTACGCGGCTGGCTACGCTAAGGAGCTGGTGATCGACGGCTTCGGTGGTGGTGCGCTGAACACTGGTGGTCTCATCGGCCTCGGTGATTCGACTGGTGAGACGCAGGGCGTGCTTAGCACTCCGACGGCCATCTCGATGCTTCTCGGGCGTCCGTTGGCTGCAGCCGCTGCTGACAACGCCGTTATCTCGCCTGGTCCGGCTGGGCAATACAACTTTGCCTTCCACCGGCAGGCGTTGGCTCTGGTCACTCGTCCTCTGGCTGCTCCGGCTGCCGGGACTGGTGCTCTTAGCTTCGTCGCGTCGTATAACGGCCTGTCGATGCGCATCGTCATGACCTATGACGGCAACAAGCAGGGTCACCTGGTGACCGCCGATCTGCTCTGCGGCGTGAAGGTTCTCGACATCAATCTTGGCGCGGTGATGCTCGCGTAGTAACGGTGAAGGGTAAGCCGAGGGATGGCAACATCCCTCGGCGAGCCTTCAGAAAGGAGGTCGAATGGCGTTTCAGAATGTGTTAAGACAGATCACTGTTATCCTTTACAGGTTGAAGCGGCAGTTTGGCCTCCCGGTGACGATCTATCAATATGTAAGTCAAACGAATAATGTTGAAACGGGAGAAATTTTACGAAACTATAACGTCCTCAATGTTCGGAGAGCACCTGTTCTACCAGACAGTATTGACCGAAGCTTTGTCTATGACCTCACCTTTATTGCAGCGAATAACAACTTTGTGAGTGGCGGTTTTTTCGACCGTAAGACACGGGTAGTGTTGTTCGACGCTAAAGACCTACCTAAAGACTTTGTCTTTAATAATGATGACCACATCGAGTTTGACAACCAACGCTATGAAGTCAAGACCATTGACTTCCTAGAACAAAGGAAGGGTTTCCTGGTAAGAGTCCAGGGAATTGCTTCCAGTGACACCGTCGGATAACATGAGTTCAAATCCAAATTGGCCTAGGTGGATTTTTGCAACAGCAAGCAAGCATTTTCTTGCTGCTGCAACAGCAGCGGGCATTCCGTTGTTTATTGAAGGTCAACATCGAGCAACGCGCCTAGAGAAAGATCTCTTTGAGCTACGCATGGATGGCCCTAACTTGCGAGAGGTAAGCAAGGACTGTTGGATATTAGATATCGAGTTCAATATACTTGTCCAGTCCACTATGAGCGACTCTAACTATCACAGAATCCATCAATCGGTGGGTATTGCAGCGGCGGCTTTCGAGCCAGCCATTAGCGTATTCAAATTTGGAAATGGTATAGAGGATGATCAGTCCTTTGTGGGTTGTTTACAACTTCTACAGAATCGCGAAAGTCGTGACTACGTGGAGATTAACCACTTTGGACAGATCGACGTTCAGACCAAGCTGATGCAAGCATCCGTTGAAGGTCATTACAAAATGGTTCTACAAACCTCTTAAAAGGAGAGGACATCCAATGCAATTTTTGATGGCACCCATCCGGGTTCCGGTTTTCGCTCAGATCGACCTTAAGCGGGTCGAGCTGAAGCTTCAAGACGGCACGTCACCAACGCCGAACTTCATTCTCATCAAGATCGGTGAAGGTAACCTCACTTACAGTGAGACCCGCACGGTGGAGTATACTCTCGATCGTGGCCGTATTGATGAGGTTCGTGAGGGTGACGAAGTTCCGATGGACGTCAGCTTTGATCTCCTGTGGGAGTTCATCACTGGCAATCTTGACTCGGCGGGTGTTCCGCCTACGGTCGAAGACGCTCTGAAGAATCTCAACAACGCGTCGACCTGGATTTCTAGCGATCCGGATGCCTGTCGTCCGTTCGCACTCGACATCGTTCTCGAAAACGTTCCTGTCTGCGGCAGCGGTGCCGCTACTCAGGAGCAAGAGTTCATCACTTTGCCGGACTTCCGGTATGAGTCGTTGGACCATGATCTGTCTGCTGGAACCATCGCGGTTACCGGCAAGTGTAACTCCAAGACGGCCTCCATCGTAAGGTCACTCCAGCCTAGCGTCTAGTAGATGCTAGCATCTCCAAGAAGGAAAATATGAAGATCAAAGGTAAGAAACTCGACGGCCCCAATATCGAGGTTGTGGTTATTCCACGACAAAGCGGGGACATTGTGTTCAGGGCGCAAGCAGTCTTGGACTATAAGGATTGTGACAAACTCAATCCAATGCCTCAAGCACCTAAGAAACTTCTTAGGGGCGGCGAGGTTCAGGAGAATGTCGAAGATCCACGTTATATTAAGGCTATCGACCAGTGGGCAACTCGTAAGTTCTACTGGATGCTCATCAAATCGCTTGAGGCCACTGAGGGTCTTGAGTGGGATACGGTGAAGCTTGATAACCCCGAGACGTGGGAATTGTATAAGTCGGAGATGCAGAGCTGTGGGTTCTCTCCAGGAGAGATCGCACGAGTCGAGATGTGTGTGACGGATGCCTGTGGCCTGAACCAGACGAAAATCGATGAGGCAACAAATCGTTTTTTAGCTGGTCAGGCGCAGGATCCCGCCAACGGGTCTTCCCCAAGTATCGCACCGCAGCCTACACTGTCTGGCGTGCCTGCGAACGTTGGGGCATAAAACCTCCAGAGGTCAAGGAAAGCTGGCAAGATAATGTCCCTTGGGTCCAAGCACAACTCATCGCGTATGACCAGCTTCGAGGCTATGAAAAAAGCCAAGAACGCATGGAGCTATACAAGATGCTTGGGGCAGTCAGGAAGTGATCCTCATGGCCTTTAATATAGATGTCGACATCGCTGGCATCAAGGCCATGAGGAATCGCCTCCAGGGAAAGGGTGCTTCTGAGAGTCCAACTGAGGCTTTGCGGAGGCGGCTTGTCAGAGTCTGGACACAGGGTGGTGACCTCTTTGTTAGAACGGCACTCAGGAAAGTGGCAGTCGATACTGGAATGTCGGCTGCTACTTTCTATGCCCTCTCCAAAGCACTCAAAACAAAACGCGCACTTAACTCAGTAGAGGCCAAGATTGCCTCACCGCCGGTCGGACAGCGTAAAGGTGTTCCTGAGTTTCCAGGTGGTCGTCGCCGACCAGGGATTCAGGATACTAAAGAAGGAAAGAAACTGGGTGAGCGTGCCTACGTTTTCTCATATCCTGCAAGTACTAACGGGCAGTTTGTTTTCAAGTTTTCTTTCCAAACTGTCTCTTGGCAAATGGCTTTCCACGACCAAGGGGTTGAAGCCCTGACTGACGGCATTGACGCATTCGAAGCTCATGTTGCTAGAGAGTTCGAAGACGAAGCACGCTTCGTGCTTACTGAGTTCTTTAAGGGCAAGACAGTATTCTTTGAGGGAGACTGATGGCTACTGACCCACAAGTTAATTTAAGAGGTGATGCTACTAGCCTGATCAGTGCTATTGACCAGGCGGTTACCGCGTTTGTAAATTTCGAAAAAGTCACCGCAAAAGTTGTCAAAGACCAGTCTACGCTCAACAGAAGTGGGGATGTCCTCGTCCGCACGCTTACTCAAATAGACGCAGCCGGTAATAGGGTTACCACAACTTGGCGCAACCTGGGAGATGAGATCACCCAGACTTCGACAGTTGTCCGAGCCCAATCTGATAACTTGAAGGTGCTGGCATCCCAAGCCGCACTCGCCGCTGAAGCAACTGCTCTCCTTGCTAGGGCGGACGCGCTTGCGGCTGCATCCGGTATCAAACAAGATACTCAACTAGTCGCGACGGCTGAGGCCCTCCGAATTGAAGCGGCTGCCGCCTTCGAAGCGGCAGCAGCCCAAGAGGCTCTTGCCGTTGCTCAAAAGAATGCCGGTGCGGCAGCAGCAGCGCGTGTTAAGGGAACGCGTCTCAATACTGAGGCTGAGGCTCTTGCAACAAAAGCAATTGAAGCTTCAAAAGCTGCTCGTGCCTCAGCCGTCCCAGTCATCAATGCTGAAGTCGCTGCCCTTCGCGCCCGTGCTGTGGCACTTAGAGCTAGCATCGCAGGTGTAGCTGCTCGTGCGCCAGGGGTTGAGAAGGCCAAGGGTCAAAGATTCAAGGACGAGGACACTACTCAGGGCAAGCTACAAGCTCTTGATAAGCAGCGAGAAGCCGCCCGCATCGCGGCGATCAAGCGAGAGGGGAACATCCGGATTGCGGATGAGAAACGTGTTGCTGCTGAGTTCATTGCACAGACTGCCGGACGTGATGCTGCCATCCAGAAGCAAACGATCCAACGAATTGCGGATGAGAAGCGTGTCGCCGCTGAGTTCACCAAACAAACGGCACAGCAAATTGCTGACCAGCAGAAAGTTATTGACACTCGCATCGCTGCGGAGCTAAAAGCAGGAAATCTCAACCGCGCTAGTCTCAAGGCGCAAACGATCCAACGAATTGCGGATGAGAAGCGTGTCGCCGCTGAGTTCACCAAACAAACGGCACAGCAAATTGCTGACCAGCAGAAAGTTATTGATGCTCGCATCGCTGCCGAGCGAACAGCTGAGAAGCTTAACCGCGCTAGCCTCAAGAAGCAAACGATCCAACGAATTGCGGACGAGCAACGTGTCGCCGCCGAGTTCAGACGACTGACTATTCAGAAAATTACAGACGAAGAAAGAATCATTGCTACTAGAATATCAGGAGAGCTTGAAGCACGGACACTCAATCTCGCAGGACTCAAGAAGCAAACAGCACAACGGATTGCGGATGAGAAGCGTGTTGCTGCTGAGTTCATCAGACTTGAAAACCTGCGACGTGCGAATACAATACAGACCCGCACACCTGTTGTCGCGCAGCGCCTAGCTACAGGCACCGCTGGTAAGCAGGAAATCAACAACTTCCTCCAGGCTGAGGTGGCAGTTAGGAAGTTTGCCGCAACTAGCGTTGGAGCCTTTAAGCAGGTAGAGGTCGCCATCGCTCAGGCGCGAGCTGGCACACTCAAGTTCACCGGGAACCTTACTCAAGCCGAGTTGGCTGCACTCGAGCTAGCTGCGGCTGAAAAGCAAGTCGCGATTGGAGCGGATCAGGCTAACGTAGCGACCAAAGGTCTTGGTTCCTCAATTAAGGGTCTTGCTAATCTTATCGGTATTAGTTTACTCATCGGTGGGGCCTTCCGATTAGTCACTGCAATAACAGCAGCCGCTGACCAGGCTGCTACACTTTCAATCAAGATTGCCCAGGTCAATACCATTGCGGGGACGAGCACAAGAACAACCGAAGAATGGGCCGATTCCTTACGAGCCTTAAGTAGTGCGTTCGGTATTGATACTCTCTCCCAAGCCGATGGTCTTTACCAGATTATTTCGCGCCAGATTAAGAACTCTAGCGACCAAGCTATTAAGGGTGCAGAGGCACTCCGGTTCCTTACCGCTGCGAATCAACTTGCCGTTACCGGTGCTACGGATGCCGCAACAGCTACCGACCTCCTAACGTCTGCTATCAATTCATTCAGAATCCCATCTGAACAGGCTGAACTAGTCGCAGCAAAACTCTTCAAGGCTGTTGAACTTGGTGCTCTGCGGGTTGAGGATCTCTCCGGTATCCTTGGTCGTGTTGCTGTCCCTGCGAACCAGCTTGGTGTTAGTCTCGAAGAGGTTGCTGGATCTATTGACGCGATCACGCGGCAAGGCTTCAAGGCTGATGAGGCCATCACAGCTATCCGCAACGTCATTCTTAAACTTCTCAAGCCCACAGCGGCTGGTGAAGAGGCTCTCACCAAGCTTGGTGTCGCTACTGGTAGAGCACTCATTGATGCCCGTGGATTTATTCCGGCTCTTACATCTTTCATCAACGAACTTGGCAATACTGTTGAAGGCACCGCTGAAGGCTTCGGACGTATTCGCGCTATCATTGGTGCTCTTGCTCTTAGTGGTAAGGGCGCGCAAGATGCCGAAGAAGCTATTAAGGCACTTAGAGAACAAACTACTGAAGCATTTGGTGAGAAGACTCAGCTTGTCATCCAGAGCACGGGTCAGCAGCTGGCGATCATGGGAGCCACAGCCAGGAACCTCTTTGAGAAGGAGCTAGGAACTCCTGCAATTGAAGCCATCGTTAGGTTCATTAAAGAGATGGGCGGCATCGATAGTATCGTCACTAAGACGATTAGTGTTCTCAATGCTCTTGGACGGACTATTGGACGGGTGCTTGCCGGTGCAGCTCTTGCTGGCGCCGCCCTCGGTCTTACAAACCTTGCTCTTGCTTTCAAGGCAGCCCGAGTTGCTGGCCTTAGCTTTGGAGCGGCCCTAGGTAAAATCCCGATCCTTGCAATTGCAACTGCTGCCGTTATTGCTGGTGAAGCACTCTCTGCACTCATTCTGAGTATATCAGAGGAGGAACTTAAGGCGGTTGAGGATGCTAACCTCGCAGTCTTGCAGCGTCGTGAGGACGCGGCCAAGAAAACGCGAGCGATCCTCTCGAAGCAAACTGCATTTGTTGTTGACTCGATCGAAGAGACGACTAAGAAGCAGCTGGGAGCCATCGCTCTCCAACGTCGTGCTGCAACGGATCTGATCAGCGAGGTCGGAACACAGTCTAAAGAGCTTGAACGTTCACTTACCGTTGCAACTAGTTCCTTCAACGCGGGCCTAACTGCTCGGATTGCCAACACCAAGAAAGCTGTTCAAGCGGCGACCAAGGACGCCAAGGCAGCCACGGACGATATTGAGAAGACTTTCCAGGCGCTAAACAAGAAGCGTCTTGGAATCGACCTAATCGGGGCTGGAGCAGGGCAGTCAGCACGTGTTCTCGATGCTGCCATCGAACAGGCACAAGCTAAGACGCAAGCGGCGGCGGAGGAAGGGAGCCTCGCAGCCTTCAAACTCCAGAACGATCTCTTGAAAGAACTTACTGAGAAGCGTATTGCTGCGAGCATCAAGGTCAGCAACGCTGAGGTGCAGAATGAGGTTGAACTTGCTGATCTCCGTGCCAAGCTCACCCGTGTAAGTGGGCGTGGAGCGCGTGAAGTTCTTGAGCAGCGCATTGCTGCAATTCAAAGAGAGCAGAAGCTTGTTAAGAATGGGTCCGAGGCTCAACTCCAAGCTGCTAAGAAACTTTCAGATCTTCAAGAGTCTCTCGGAGAAGCAAACACTGGAGAAGACTTCGATAAGATTTTCAAGGAAATTGCAAAGGTTCGTAGAGAGCAGGAGGCGATTGAGAAGTCTGCCGCGCGTGAGCAGCAGATTCGCTTGGCGGGTCTCCAGGCTTTTGCCGAGGAGCGTCAACGTCTCGAAACAATTAGAAGCCTCAACGAGGAGCGGGCAAAGGAAGAGGGGCTACGTCAACGCCGCCTAGAGATCGCACAGTTTCTATTCAGGACCATCAGTAAGGAAGCTGATGCCTTCAACCAGAAGCAAGTTCTGGCAACTAAGGAACGGGACAAGCTCGTTGAGCAAGTTGGTGAACAGCAGAAGCGTCTGGCACGTATCCGTTCGCTCCAGACTCTCATCGGTGGCGGCGCAGAAGCCGAAGGCATCCAGCGAGAGCGTGCTCTCAATCTAGAGGCTGCTACACGCGCCGAACTTACGAAGCGTGCAGAGGATGATCGGGTCGCGAATCTTAAGCTCCAACAGAAGGATCTCAAGGAAGCGCTCTCGGCCGCTGAAGGGATCCGCATTGGTGGTAGTTCGGCTCTCACAGAGTTCGCAGGAAATCTCCAGAACTTCGAGAACGCACTTCAGGGATTCCAGACATCCGGGGTGGGCGAGACTAATGCGGGGATCGCCCAATCGCGCCAGCAACAACAGATCTTTGGGGCACCACAGACGAGCACTCCTGGATCACCGGGTGCTCTCCCGACCAGGGGACCCACCGAGTCCCTGGAGAAATTTCTCCAGAGGCAGATCAAGGCTCAAAACGCTGTTGTCGTGAGCGTTCAGGAGAATGTTACTCGCCTCCGCGAGCTGACTGAGCAACTACAGACAGGTGTTCAAGATCCTTCGCTGCTTCAAGAGTTCAACATCCGCTTTAACGAGCTGAAAAAGGTTCTTCTCGCAGGAGGAGGAAATTTCGGACAGGTCGATGCTCGTAGCGCTCCTGATGTTGTGGAGCTTGAGGCAGCATTCGGTCGCCTCCTTGCTAATCAAAATGACACAACCCGACTAGGGGATATCCAGGGAGTCACAAAAGAGGATCAGGCACGCCAGGCTCAGATCGCTGCCCTTCAACTACAGAATAAACTTATTGATATTGCCATTGCGGCAAAGGCCGGTGAGACTCAAGAGGTTGAGAACGCAGCGACTAAGACTCTCGATTTTGCTGAGAACATCAAGAAGGCATCTGCTGCGATCATCAAACGTCAAGGGATCTTCGATGCTCCTGCTAATATCGGAACCGTTCCTGGTGAAGTTACGCCACCGCCGGTCGTGGGTCTAACTCGTGAGATTGATGCTACCATCGCTAAAGGTTCGAAGAAGACTGGGACAGAAGCTGCCAAGAACTTCGCAAAGGCATTTAAGGAAGAAGTCCCTGGCATTGCTGTAGAGCAGGCGAAAGCGACTGTCGAGGCCGAAGAACGTGAGAGAACGCGTCGTGCCGCAGGGGCAGCCCGTTCGGTTGCAGCCGTGCGGATTGCAGCAGAAAATGCTGAGCGCCTAAAAGCTGCCCCAACACTCGAAGCACGTCTCGCGGGTATTCGTGCACAAGCGGAGACTAAGACTCCAGTAAATGTAACGCCTCAAAGGGAGGAGCTGCCGAAGACACTTCCCCGACGTGAGATTGATACTACCATCCGCCTCGGGCGAGGTGCTCCATCAATCCAGCTTCAGCAAAATGCAATCGCTGAACAATTTAAGCAAGAAAACGAACGGCAGGTGGCTTTCCAGAAAGCAAGGCGAGAGGCTGAGAAGCAAGAGAAAGCTCTTGCACGGCAAGGACTACGCCCAGGACAGCGCCTAGCTGGTCCACGGCCCGGAACCCTCAAGGATGGTCCAAAGTCCGGAACCTTCAAGGATGGTCCACGGCCCGAAACCTCGCAACAAGGTGGAGAGGGTCCGACACAGCAGAAGCAGTTAACAGTTTCTGAGCAAATTGCTGCCAATACTAAAGTTCTTGCGGATGCTGCCCAAAGCCCATTTGGACTAGGTATTAAATCGCCAACCCAATCTGGAACTCCTGAGTCACGTGTCTCCCCTGAACTTCTTAAGCAAATTGGGCGAGGCCAGGCAGACGCTGAGCGCGAGCTAAAGGAAGTGCTCGAGCGACGAGTTGCAGATGCAAAGGCTCAAGAATTGATTGACGAAGAGATTCGGACACTTCAATTCCGACGTGCACGGATTAGCTTTGAGGATGTCGAGGAACGCCAGAAGGCGCTAGACATTATTAAACAACAGCGCGAGATCAGTAACCAACTCAGTCCCTCAAAACCTATCCAACCGTTTCGCGACGACCGAAACTCACGTGATGCTCTTGTCCGAGCGCTGTCACAGACGAAACTTGAACGTCCAGCAGGCGAACAGAGAACGCGCTCTACAATCCAGACAACACAAGTCAATCCCTTTGGAGCGTTCTCCGCTCGTGGCTCGCTTCCTGGAGTGCAACAGGCACTAAACGTAGGCCCCGTCACGATTACCATTGAGGAATCTACGGATCCAAAAGTAACAGCGCGAGAAGTCGTAGCGGAAATAAATCGCGGTATCCGAACAGGGACAGTTCAATTAAGACCAAACAGTGGCCCGCGACGTTAGGGCCGATAACAGGAGTCCATGATGGCGGCATCGAATTTTGAGTTCGGGCAGAGTGTTAGTGCTCAACTGGAGCGGCACCGTTTGCCTAAGAGTAAGATTGGCTTTGAGGGCCATTTCAATCTTGAGCAATGGAGAGGTGGTGAACTCTTCAAAACTTACAAGCTCAAGAACGGTGTTGTGAATCAGGGTAAGAATGCAATTCTTACTTCCTACTTCTTCAACACTGCACCGCCTGCGTTATGGTATCTCGGGCTCATCGACAACGCTGCCTTCTCTGCACTCGCGGCTACGGATACCGCTGCATCGCACGCAGGATGGGCTGAAGCTACTGGCTACACTGAAGGCACGCGCCCCACTTGGGTTACGTCTGCCGCAGCATCACAGAGTATTACTAACCCGACTCCTGCTACGTTCACTATTAGTGCTACGCAAACCCTCAAGGGGATCTTTGCGATTACTGATGGCACGAAGTCCGGATCATCTGGTGTGCTCTGGGCCACGGCCCTGTTCGCTGGAGATATCCCGGTTGCTAACCTGGACATCCTCAAAATCACCTACAGCGTTAACGCGACCTAATGCCTACCTCACTACTCAGAGCCGGTCCACTTGCAGCTGACTTTGTTAGTGGAACCAATAGGCCAACTTTCGCTGTCCGTAATGGACACCGCGTAGCAGTCTTTCCAGCGGGTGTAGTAACTGAGACGTTCTATACCTTCAACATGCCTACCGTCTATGCTAGTGGGGATGTTACCATCCTCCTAACTTGGATGGCTGGAGTCGCCACAAGCGGGAGTGTTGTTTGGGAGGTTGCCTTCGAGAAGCACGCACCAGGTGTTGATGATCTCGATGTTGATAGCTTTGCTGCTGGAGTTTTTGCAGTAGACGCCACCGATGCTGTAACTGGTGTTACGACCGAGACAGCTATCATTCTCACATCTGCCCAGATAGATGGTGTTGTTCAGGGTGACCAGTTTCGCTTAGCAGTTAGGCGTCATGGTAACGACACCTCGGACGATATGGTTGGTGTTGCCCAGCTAATGACAGTCGTCATTGAGCAGGATGCTGCACCCGGTGGCGGTGGTGGCGGAGGATTCTGGACCGACGGTGTTGGCACCCGTGCTGGCATCGGTAAGGGCAGTCCGGCACCAGAGGCCGCTGGTCTTGAGTCTCTAGCTCATGGCAGCAACGCATCTGCAGCCGGTGCGAACTCCTGGGCTTTCGGTGACGCGGCGAATGCTGGATTCGCCGACACCCTTGCTCACGGGCGGAATGCGATAGCGCGTGCCACGGACGGCATTGCTATCGGACGCGGCGCGGACGCTGGTGCAGCGAACGACATCGCTATTGGACGAGGCGCATTCACGCACACGGTGCTCTCGACCAACGGCATCGCGATTGGCTATGGAGCCAGGTCAGAGTCCCCAGACCACATCTGCATCGGTCGCGGGTTTGTTTCTTCTGCTATTCATACGAGCAACGACCTCATCACCATCGGGAGGGGGAACTCAAATTCACTGGTGTCCGTCGGCGGGATTCTCATTGGTAAGGAGAGCCAGGCTGCCGGGAAATACAACACCAGTATCGGCAACAAAAACCGCATGGGAGGTAGATACAACATCGTTATCGGTAACTACTTCATGCACGCAGCGCACGGTCAAGATCCCACAGACCTAGGCTTTTACAACGTCGTCATCAAGGCGCAGAGAGATGGACGGGCTGGGCTCGACAACCAAGGAGGAGGTAACCACTACGGTAACCTGGTCATGGTTAGTGGTGGCTCACGCGCTGGCATCCGTGGGTATAGTGGTCTTAGTGCTAACTACAACACCTTCTTGGGGCAGGGAGACTCCTACATCTATGGCACGAGCCATGAGAATATTCTCATCGGAGGCAAAGGCAATGTGCTTGGGGATATCGGAAATGCTACACAATACCAGCGTCACAACGTCATCGTCGGACACTACAACTCGGTAGCATCCTTCTCCACAGGAGACTCCCTGAGGAACACAGCAGTCGGATTCGAGAACCGCATCCAGGGGAACACCTACAACTACGGTCAGACTGCCATCGGAAATGAGAACTACTGCTACAGCGGAGTAAACTTTGTTTACGGAGGCACGGTCGCTATTGGCACTGGCAACCGAGTAAGCAACAGAGCGAACGTAGGACTCGGCTTCAATAACTACCTCTACAAGGTCACGACGCAAGCCTACAACACGTTCCGTGGGAACTTTGCGGTAGGGGATTTCTGCAAGTCCTACCCACTGAGCAACGTCCCGTGGCGTTCCACGATGGCTCAGGGTATTCGCGCTCGAGCTTGGGTTGGTGGGCATCGTGCGTTTTCCGCTGACGACAACATAGCGTCCACGAAGCCAAACCAGAGTGGGTGGGTCACAACACATATCGAGACGACCGACGCAACGCAGACGACGGTCCTCACCTTTCCGACAGAAGCGGACAAGGCATATTCCGTTTGGGGCTTTGCTGTGGCGAGGCGCACGGACGTTGACGGGTTCAACGCAGTGTTCGGACTCACCAACACCCTGGTCTATCGAAACGCAGCTGGTGCTCCGGTGCTCGTAGGTGCTCCGAAGGCGTGGACGTTGGATTCTAGTCAGGGTGCTCCAGCCTGGACTATGGACATCACTAGTGTTGGGAATGACATCGTGGCCCGTGTCACTGGAACTGCAGCGCAGACTGTGGAATGGCTTTCCGAAATCCACATTCTTGAAGTAAGAGGATAATCACATGCCAATGGACAACTCGCAGAGAGCGGAGCACATCAGAGGTCTCAATTCGACGCCAGCGCACACGAATTCGACGCAATGCAATGGCGTCGCTCGGATGTTCCCACCAATGGTGAGGGGTATACGCAATTCTCTCATGCGCTTCGACAGACGCTTTGAGGCTATCAGCGGTGCAGACGCAGCAGCAAAGCAAACTACCTTCTTCAACTGTATCGCAGCAGAGCCAGA